TGGGGGTAGAACCGTTTGTAGATGTTGTGTTCCCATTTAAGGGCATCTTCCGAAACGTGTTCATCAAATCTCTCAGCATCAAGCATGACGGCCACTGGGTTAATGAATTCCTCCCAGTGACCTCGCAGTGTTTTTGCCCTGGCTGCAGCGTTCATTCCCTTGAACACTGCAGGATAGCCAAACACCTTATTGATGTGGTTATAAATTTTCTTCTCGATCGGCTTTATGTACCGGCCTGTCTCCACTATGTAACGCGCATCCCGAGGTTGGATTACGCGGGGAACGGGGTCGGACTTCTTCGTGAAATTGTATTTCTCTCTCTTCACGAAGGCTCTCACTTCAGATATGCGACTGGTAATGCCATACACCAAATTGTCGTCCACGGCTTTTTGGTACAGCTTCTTCTTGCAAGCCTGGGATACATCCACAAATGTTTGTGGGTCCAGCGGGATGGCATTGAATGACTGCTCCATTAGCAACGTGGTAAACTTGTTGGATACACTCCAAATTCCACATGTGGGCTCGGGGGGCCCTCTGAATGACTGCGTGGTTTTGTCCTTGACATAGAACACACGCTCCAACACCGCTCTTTCCAGAGTGGCGAGATTATTTGCATAAACCCCATATACTTGCTCGTTTGACAGGTAACGAAAAATATTTAGGTCTCGGGGTTTACGGGGGGCCTCAGAACGTTTGTACACCTGAAGATTGGGATGAGGAGGCGCCTGCGTTGGTTTGCAGCTCATCTCAGGTGTCGTTCCGAGGCAGCCCTAGGCGGCTGGGTGGGGACTGCGCCTCTGCGCGATGTCCCAATCCCACCACCATGCCCAGGTATACCACTTTACCTCCGATTGCGCAACACGTCGCAGTGCTGCCTTGGAGTTCCTGAACTGTAAAGCGTCAAGTTCACCATCGCTTGGCACAAAGATCATCTCAATAGCTGTGAAGAGGAATGCTTCCTTATGGGACGGACGCACTCCTCTTTCGTCCAGGAGCTTATTGAGTTTGTGCCAAGCAACTAGTCTATTGGACTCAGTGAACTTGGTTATACCTGGGGTTGATGCCTTGACTTCCATTACGGCTTGTCTCAAGAAGGTCATCTTCCTCCTTCGTGGCCAATTGATGTGGGGTGCTTCAGTCTCGTCGACTTCGGAGGTACTCTCGACCTCGCCATTCAACAATTCCTCAGCCATCACTTCCACGCGTTCGCTGACAACCGTTCGAGTCAGGTAGTTCCATAGGTGGACAGCACCTCTCCAGATCGGAGAGGAACTGCCACCCTTAGGCTCTTCTGTTGACGGTTGTGGCGCTACCGATGCCAGATCATATGGATCTGGGTGGGCCATAACCTTCATTATCCGGGCAATTACTTCTGCATTCATCACTTCTTCTTGTGGTGCGGGTTGGACCGGGATAATGGGGCTCTGGGGTGCCTCGGGTGGGACACACGGCGACTGGCTTACTATGCCAGCCCCCTCTTGCAATTCAGATTTATTGCATGAGTGCGAATCTTTCGATTCTTCAAAAGCATTTGTGACATCATTAGACTCTCGTCTCTTCCTCTTCTGAGGGGATCGCTTGTTACGTTGCTTGTTGTTAACTCGTG